TGCGCTTGGATTGGCCGGGCGATCAACCAGTGACACTTCGACAATCGTTCCGCCGACGATTCGGCCGTTGGGGGCAGCGTCGTCCTTGATGACCTGCGCTCCCTTGATTCCGATTGAGTATCCCTTGAGTACTTTCTTGCGAACCTTGGTCTGGGTAACCGGGTCGACGACCTCGGATTTCAGCATCCACTTGTCGCCCTCGGCTGCGAGCTCTACGCCCACTCCGGCTGCGATTGAAGAGTGTTGCTCCCGGACGTTTGCGCCGGAAGTGAACCACTGGGGCATGGCTTGCTTTAGCCAACTGGGGTCGCAGATTTGACGGTCAACGTCGAGCGTGGGATCCGTCGCAACTCCGTAGACCAAGAGGGTGCCGTCCTCGGTGCTCTTGTATGTAAGGTCGCCGAGTCCGACGTAGGTGATGTCTTGTGCCATTGGTCGTTTATCTCCTAGATAAATGTTAGATGATGGTTAGGCGCTTATTCGGCGCTTTGTGTTACGTCTTGTGATACCGCATCGATTGCTTGAGCGTTATCCCAGACAGCCTCCATGCCACATTGGCAGTTCGGGTGCTCTGGTGGAACGTCGTCGTCGATCGGGTGTGGGTTCTCCGCCTCTTTGGCCAAGCACCGCTCACATGGGTTGCCGTCGGTAATCCAGTTCCAGCCCGAGGCACCGGCGGCGCTGTAGGTGTCAATGGTTGCGGCGTTGTACGCACGACCGGTCTCGGTCATGGCGATGATGTCGGCCCGGGTTTGGACTGCCACGTCGGTGCCGTAGGATCCGGGCGCCATTGCTGGTGTCGGGATTGTCTCCGGGCTCTGGCCGTTGATGGCTTGGTAGATGCTTTGACTGAGCGTCTTGTAGTCGTGTCCGTTGGCGACGCCATTTGCCACTGCCGTGTTGATCCGGTCGAGCGTGGTCTGGGTCAGTTGGCGAAGCGTGATTCCTCGCTGGTTCAGCAGGTCGGTCACGGCTCGTCCACCTTGGATGGGCTCAATGCTCACCTGTTTGGCGGCCACGTCCAGTCCAGCGGCGATCGCTGCTTCATGGAGCGATTTGAGAGCTGCGTCTAGCTTGCTGGTGTCCATCTTGATGTTTTGCGCCACCGCTAGGTAGGCAGCCGATTTGATGGTTGCCGGGTCGGTGGCTGTGGCTTTCATGGCCTGCTCGATGGTGGGCTTGATTCCGGTCACGAGGTTGTTCAGTCCGGCTTGGATGAATACTCGGAACTTTTTAATCACCGCATCTCGCTCATGCCACCCGGGCACGTCCTGCGTGCGACGCTTTTTGATGTCGGCTTCGATCGCCTTGGTGGTTGGGATTTCGGCGTCAACGATTATCACTTCGCCGTTTTTGTTTGGCTTCAGCCGAGGGATGTTTGGCGATGGCTTTGCGTCGGCCGATTCCTGCTTGATGACGGTTTTGCCGGTGTACTGGTTCAGCGAGCTCGCAAACGTTTGAAGCCGTCCTTGTGCTTCGGGTGACAGTGCTGCAAATGCCTCGGGCGTGCTCATAATTCGCTGGGCTTCGGCGTGTAGCTCTAGTCCGTTGGTTGCTGCGTAGGATCCTAAATCTTTGGTCACGACGCTGGTGCTTATCCTGCCGGTTGGGGTCAGGTATCCGGCATCTTTCATCGCTGCGTCCAATGGGTGAGCCAAGCCGTTGCCAACTTTTACGAGGTTGGTCGGGTCGGTCAGTCCTGCTTGGTACTGCACCACGTGCGAGCATTCGTGCGTGTAGACCGATTGCCAATTTTCGTTTTGGAAGCCCGGCTGGTTGATTGCGGTTGGGTTCAGGTAGAGCGTTGTCTGGTCGCCGTTATTGCCGACCGAGGCTTGCGTGTACAAACCCTTTTCGTTTGGGCCTTCGGGCTTTACGTCTATCGAGGTCAGTGCCTCTGATACGCCGTTATTCATTTTGCTGTCAAGCTGCTCAACGGCTTTTGCGACATCTTGCATGTGCTCTGGGCTGACTCCATTGGCCTCGAGCTTGGCCGTGTCTACGGAGATTCCTTTTTGGTCTGCCCAGCTTTTAACGTCGGCGTATGTGGAGAAGTTCAGGTTGCCACTTTTGGCTTCACCATCTCCTGATGCGAAGCGACCGTCGGCATCCCGGGGCTGGTCTGCGTTGGCGCTTTTTTGCTTCGTTTGTTTCCGGTACTCACCGAACGGTGGCATGTGCTTTTTGAGCAATTCTGTCAAGTCGTTCATTGTATTGACCTTAGACCGATTTTCATGCTGGCGCCAGATATCTCTTGGGAGGTCACTTCGAACTTACCTCCGGTCAACCATTCCTTTTGGTATTGCCACATCTCGTCGGCGTATGGCTCAATGTTCAGCCCGGGTGCGCCTGCTTCGAGTGTGAATAGAACCGAGTGATCGTCGCCTAGGTAGGTCGGGCTGTTCTCCGATGCGAACTCTTGTCCGACTTCGAGGCTTGCTGAGAACGACGAGGCTGGAAGTGTCACCTCACTGCCTACGCTCGTTTGCTTGGCGAGGTCTTGGAACACTTCGCCGTCCACCATCATTCCTCGGTAGAGCTCGGGCGCTGGGGTCTTTGAGTCCAATGCCGCTTGCGCTAGAGCCGGGCTCATGTCGTTGATGTCGGTGTATCGCATTGCCTCTTTTTGGACGGCTTCAGACACTCCGGTGCTTGGTGCGCTGTCTCCGGATCCAAAACGACCGTGGCTGTCTCGCTCTTGATCAGGGTTGTAGCCTTTAGTAAGCGAACGTCCTTTTGGGGTATCGCTTATCTCTCTTTCGACGTACTCGATTGCCCATGTGGCGAGCTTTTCCGGGATTGGTCGGGCGCCCTTGACCATGAAGTACGCTTCCTCGTTCAGCTTTTCGGCCAGCGATTCGTCGATCGTGGAGAAGTCGAACGCACGCCAGTTGCCTCGCTTGTTGCGTGATTTGACGAATTGGGCGAAGTCTCGCATCTCATCGGCTACGACGGACTTTGTCTGATTCTCTGGGGCTACACCAGTTTTCTTGTCTTTGCCTTTACCGTTATCCGGCTGTGGTGCGCTTTCGCTGCTTTGCGTGTCTTGTGGTGCTTGGCCGTCTTTGCCCGGTTGCGCTTGGTCACTGGTGGCTCCCTGTGCTTGTGCTTGTGCTTGTTGCTGTTGGCTGTCGAGCGTTCCCTTGAGGAACACCGGGCCTGCTGCGGTCAGGATGAATGGCTCGTCGGCCTCTTTCATGTCGTAGAGGGGCAAGCCCATGTCGCCACGTGCGTCGTTCAGCGTCATGGTTCCGCTCGAGAGTGCAGTCTGGTAAGCTTTGGCTTTTTCCGCCTCGTTTTCGGCGGTGCTTCTGTCCTCGAGGTTGAACGTGATGTTTTTGTCCATGCTGAGGAAGCGCCGGCACAGCGAGTTGATTACTTCGACGATGAAGTTCTCCATTGGGCGTGCGGAGACGGTCTCTGCGCTCTGCTCCTCACCGTCGTGTGCGCCTTTTCCGCCACCGAGTCCGGCCCGGGCAACGACGCCAAGCTGGCTTGGTGCGATTCCGAATATGGAGGCGATTTTCTTGATGATGTACTCGTCCATCTCGGGCTTGTAACGCTCGGTCATCTCCGGAGCGATTACTGGGTCGAAGCCCTTTGGGAGCACCTTAATCTTGTGGCGCTCCTCGCTTGATCCCACCATTTTGTCGTTGAACACTCGTTCGAACGCTGCAAGGCGCAGGTGGTCGATCTCTTGGCTGTCGGTTTTCATAAACGTCATTGGCATGGTGCCGGCTTGGAAGTCGTCGATGAACCAACGCTGGCGCTCTAGGTAGAGCGTGGCTGCTGGGATTGCTTGCTCCACTGCGCTGAAGCCGTATGGGCTCCACGTGCGACGGTTGCGGATGAAGTAGGCGAGCGTGTCGGTCTTGAAGCTCGTTCCCTCTGCGTCGGCGTAGTACTCGCCGTCCACGTCGCTGTCTGGTGAGGCGGTAAATTCCCCTCTAGGGAAACCCCATAAAATCTGCTGGAATGCTGGCGCCGGGGGGCGTGGAATATCTCCTCGGTTGTCGAGCAGGATTTTAATTGTTGGTGCGTCGATGATGTTGAAGCCGATCACCTTTCCGCCAAGGTTGTACTGGGGGTAGACCGGTACGCCGTCGTAGACGAGGTGCTGCCAGCCGAACTCTGTGATCCACTCCGACCAGCCTCGGTCTGCTTGTGGGTATGGGTTTTCCCAGAACTCGGTGAGCTGGCTGATTTGGTTCTTGTACTTGTCACGGCCAATTTTGGCGGCTTGTGCGTGGCTGACGTTTTGCTCCGCCATGATTTCCGTGATGGCCAAGTCGCTTAGCGTGAACGACCAGTTCATCTTTACGATTTCGCTCACTCGGATTGTGATGGCCCGGGCGATGATGTCGCACTGGTCTGCGAGTGCTCGGAGCACGCTCCATGGAACGTCCTGTTGCGTAAGGTTTAGGTTGTAGGCGACCTGAAATTGGAATTTCCGAGGTTCTGCTCGACCGGTGGCTGGGTCGACTGGGTCGATGGGGCTGGGGAGCAGTGGCGCTGCTGGCCCGAGCATGGATCCGAACGCATCGCCGGGACGTGGCAGTGCTGTCGCCTCCCAGCCTGATTGCTGAGCTAGGCCTTGACCGCCGATTGGTTGCGCTGGCACGACGTTGGCGTACCCGGCTTGGTTGTACATGGGAGTTCCCATGAGGCTCTGGGCGGCCTTTTCGACGGCTTCGGTGATGTACCGGTCAATGTCTGCTTTGCGGTCTTTGCGACTAAAGAGTGCCACGTGTGTCCTTAGATGGTCGGGAATCCGAAGTTGGAATAGTTTGCAATCGTTGGTTGTGTCGAGGTCAATGTGACTCCGGCGAGTTGTGCTGCGTTTCCTCCCGGTGTGCCCGAGGAGGTCTTGCCACACGAATTGCACCCTGATGCATTATACGCCATTGGCATTCCGCAGTTCGGGCATGCTGGTGCGATGGCGTTTAGGTAGCGGTCTGCGTCTGATCCGAACGCAAAGCCGAGTGCGGTGACTGCGTGTACCAGTGCGTCGAGTCGGTCGGGGCTTGTGCCACTGTCTGGCACCCACCCGGTGAGCTGCTCCTCGAGCGTGTCAAAGTTGCCGACGTGGCTCACTCGTCCTTGCTCGTATAAGGCCGAAATCGGTTCAGCTCGTAATCTTTTCCCAACCTTGGCAACCACTCCCTCATAGGCAATCATCTGGTCGACGGCTCTGATGGTCTGCTCCACCATTTGACCGCCTTGGTTGGTTTCGGCGATGAGGCGATCGGCGCCGAGTTCGTGGTAGAGCGCCACGGCTCTGGTGGCCCACATGAGTGGGCTTTCCCGGCATGACCGGTCAGCGAGAATGTAACACCTGCCGTCGACGCCTTTTCCGGCTGCGACTATTCCGGTCTCGTCGCTGTCCTCGCCACTGGTGGTGGCTGGGTCGACTGCTACGACGATGCGAACCATCTCGGGTGCGGTTTTGACCCGAGTTCCCTCAATCATGTCCAGCGTCCAGAGAGCGCCGGGCGTGTCGTCTAGAACCTCCGCATAGAGCTCTTGGCGTCCTAGTCGGGTTCCCTCGTATCGTGCTCGCAACTGGGCGAGGGCGTTGGGTGCGAGGTTTTTGGCGTTGTCGAACGTGGATCCTCTGACGACCTTGACCGAACCGTCGTCTCTGTTGAGCAGGTCTTTGATG